TCTTTTACATCTAAATTAAAATTAGGACCACTTAAAGGAACAGTACCTGTAAATATAACTGGTTCTGGGGGAAAAGTAACCTGATATGCTATAGATTCTTCTAATTGGGTTACAACCCATAGAGTAGAATTTAAATTAAATTGAGTAGGAAGTGCTTCATATAATTTAATTAATACTGTTGGATTAGTAGGATCTTGATTATCTAATTGAATATTATTAGCAATAACTAATTGATTTTCTCCAAAATTAAGATAAAAATCAAGAAAATAAGTACTAGTTTCTCTTTGTTGAATCAAAGAATTAACTTGTTCAACTATATCAGCATCAGTTAATGAAGTACTATCTAAACGTAATTCAGTACGATCTGAAGAGATTTCGGAAATATATAATTGTTGAAGATTAGATCCTACTTGTCGGTTAAAAAAGTTAAAATATGTGCTATAAACCCCTTGAGAATATCCTTCAGTTACTAATATTTCTTCAGGATCTAATTGAATTGTAGAAACTGTATTTTCTGAACCTGCTGATTGTCCATCAGCTAATATGGTATATTGGGTAAAATTATAATCAGAAGCTAAAATATTTTTATTATTGTTATATATAAAAGACTCTATATAACTACTTGCAGATAAAAAAGTACCTACAGAAAAGGAAGAAATTAAGTTAGCATCCTGAGTTTTATAAGTTTGGGATGTAAAATTTTGGGTATCTATTTGTACAATTTCTGCTGCCATTATTGTGGATTAGCTAATGTTGTTCCTGTTTGTAATTCTACTACTTGTCTTTGAGCATCAAGTAAATCTGTTCTTAATTGTGCAATTTCAGCTTGTAAAGCAGCTATTTCTTCTTGATTCGCCTCAAAGTTAATATATTCACTACTTGTTTTAATTAAATACTCATGTGAATTAGTTGGGCCTAATTCAGGAATATTATAAAAAAGTTCATTGTAAAGGGCAAAGAACTCTTCAGTAGTAGGTTGTTCAGCTATTCTTTCTTGAACAGTTTGAACACCTAATTCTTTAAAAGAAGTATCTATAACTTTAGTATACTGTCTTTTATCATATACTTGTTTATTAAAGTTTATGCTTTCACTCATCCGTTAATAACTTTAAAGTAATAGCTATCATCATAAATTATAGTAGAACCTTGAATAATTGTTTTAATTAATATTTGATAATATCTTTCAGGTTCTAAACCACTCATATACACATCAAAATAATTACCAGTTGAATCAGAACTAATTTGAGTATAATTGTTGTCGAAGTTAACAACATACTCATTAGTATCCAAGTCTTTTATTGCATAATATGAAGCAGTTGGTAAATAATTTAAATTAGTGTATAAAGAAGATGTTTGATATACTCTTGCTGGGTATAAAGGGCTTACATTTATATAGAATCTATTTATACTTTCAGGGAAGAAAACACCTGGGTTTTCAGCTAGTGACATTTTAATGTTAGAAGTTGAAACAATACTTCCAGTAGCTGATCCAGTTAATACAGTTGAATAATCTCTCCATCTAAATTCTAGAGTTGGAGGATAAATAGTATTTGTATCAACACTATAAAATTTAAATATAGGTTGAACAAATTGACTTGCATTAAATTCTAAAGATCCCGTAAGTTTAACTATAAAACCATAATTTGGAAGTGAAGAACTATACCAAGCATTTACAATATTTGTAGTATTAACTTCAATATCTTTTACGTTGCGTAAAGCAAAGGATTCAGTAACCAAATAAGTTGAAGCTGTGTACCAATTTCCTCCTCCTTGACTAGCATAGGATGAACTATATGAACCAGTATATGTACCACCTGAATTGGATCCATTCATTGACCAAACCCCTGAACCTGAGTAGAGGGTATAGCTCCAAGATACTCCATCTTCTGAAATAGGAGAATCAAAAGTATATCCTGTACCATTATTCCATTCTTGAGCAACTGCACGAACTTCTAGTTTAGTATTTTGATTAATACCTTGAGCTTCAGCAATAAAATTTTTAAGATATATACTAGAACTACGTCCTGCTATTTTATTATCAAATATATCTTGAATTTCATTTGTATCAAATTGAATCAAATATCTAGCTACATCAGGAGTTCCATTTTCTCCTAATTGATTAGATACTTCTAAGATAGCATCTAACCCTGTATTCATTGTAGGGTAAGCGGAATATAGAGTGGCGTCTTGAGTAGGGAAGAGTTTATATACAGCCATTTATATATTTTATTATAAATATGGCATTACAAAGGAACTACTTTACCTTTTATATCATTATTAGGGTATCTTACTTCAAAAATGCTAGGGTCTAATGAAGGATAAATTACTTGATTTTGAGTTGCTCCTGCTATATCATAAGCATACTGTGAATATCCTAAAGTAGTTCCTGCTTTATTTGATATAGAAATATTTTTTACTGATTGAACACCTGAAATTCTATCAAGGAGAATGTATAGGTCACGAAGTAAAATTGGTTGATTAAGTTGCCATTTTGAAATATCAAAATAGCTTTGTAGGGCAGTAACACAAGCTAGTAATACCTCATTATTATTATATTCAGGTAAAACTATAATTTCAAAATCAACTCCAATATTAATGATAAATGCATCTCTAATTTCAATATTGTCACCAATCATTCTATATTGGGACATATATGTGCGTAGATTATTTTTTAAAGTAGTACTAGCGTAATCTAATTGGCCTTGAGCGTTTAAAGATAAAACATATAAATTAAGAGTTTCAATCGTTGAGACTTGATTATCTGTTAATTTAGGCTGTTGGATTAATGCTTTAGAAATAGCACCATAATCAGAAGGCATACTTAAAGCACGAACTAAATAATCATCAGCTGTAACTGATCGTTTTTGAGATGCTATAAGAGCCAAAGTATTTTGGCGAATTTCTTCTAATGTATCTCCTCCTTTACCACCACTAGCAGCTATAGTATTATTAGTAGTTAAAGAATCAAAAACATAATTAGCTGTATTACTAATTAAATTTAAAGAAGTAAAACGAGTATTACTCTTATCTAAATTTGTTAATACTCCAGAATTAACATTCGAATTAACACCTCCACCGGTTAAATATCTTACTGTTAAAGTAGTATTTGAAGGTGCAATACCATATGTTCCGGTAAATAAAAAGTTTGTAGGTGAATAGGCTACAGTTAATTTATCTTGTTCAAACGGCAAACCGATACCTACATTATCAGCATTTGGAGTAATTTCTTCAGTTACATCTGATGGGCTACCTGCACCAAATTGTAATTGTAAATTATTTAATGAGGTAAAACGAGTTGCAAAACGTCGAGCTACTTTTTTTAAACGTAATAAGTATGGAGTATCTCCATTTACATTAGGATCATTTACATTTGTATTTTTAATGGTATCTAAAACCATTTCTTGCCCTAAATGATCTACTTCATACCATTTATTACCATCTGAATCAGTGACATCTAATATTTTAATAATATTAGGATCGGTTATATTAATAGTAGTAAATTGTTCAGCAACACCAAAGGTAAAATTTAAAGTTTTAACTTCAGCTGAAATTGCTTTTCGAGTTTTTTCAAGTAAATAATATTGAGGAATATTTCCTGCTATTTGATATACTGAAACGTTTGTTGGGTCTTGGGAGCTAGAAGCTGAAAAATCTACTTTATCTTGGACTAAGAATGATGTTCCGTTTGGGGTTGAAATTGAACTATTTCCTTCTACAACTAATGCATAATCATAATCAGGAATATAATTACCACCTACTAATTTGGAAGGTACTTGTTGATAAAAAGTAATAAGTGTTTGGGCTACACCTGTTGTTTTTGGTTTATAGCCAAACATATATGCTAATTCAAATACATTATTTGTTTGTTGAGCATATTGAACAAATGTTTCTTGAAATTGATTATCCAAATAAAAACTTAAAACATCCCCAACATATGCGGCTTGTTCCATGAACATCATACCTGGTGATGTAGCAGAAAAGTCATTATAGGTTTGGGGAAAATATGTTCTAGCATATTCTATTAAACGTGCTCTAAAATCTGAAAAGTCACGATTAATATATTTTATATCTCTATTTGTTGTAGCCATTTTAGAATTGGAATGTTAAATTTCCGTTAATATTGGAATTTGGTATATAGTATTTTAATTGAATTATTATAGTATTAGAATCTTGTTGATCAGTTAACACTTGTAAAGAATCAATTCGAACCATTGGAAATGCAGTTTCCAATTTAGATTGAACAAAAGACCTAACATTTTCTACAGTCACATTGGATATTTGTTCAAATAAAAAATTTCTCAACCCAGCACCAAAATTAGGGTTTAACGGTATTTCTCCAGGATTAGTTAAAAAATAATTAATTAAATTAGTTTTAACTACTTCTTGGGTAGTATATGTTGAACTAAATACACTAGTATTACTAAAAGGAATACTAACCCCTAAACCAACTGTTGGGTTTAAATTAGCAGGTGATATTTGTTGCTGGTTAAAAGGCATTATT